TAGCGGGTGTCGTTAAAACAAAAGACGAAGCTCAAGCATTGGTTGATGCAGAGGTCACAGCAGCTCAAACTGCTTGGGATAACGATAATGTCGATGGTGAAACATCTGATCAAAAATTCGTTAGACTTGGATCAAGACCTGCTGACATGACATTGGAGGAATAAAAAATTAAATGTCAACTTATAAAGAAATAAGAGGACTTAAAGTTCGGGACTATACCACTAACCCTGATAACCCGATAGAGGGACAGCTATGGTATAATGAAACGGACAAGGTTGCTAAGTATCAAGTACCAAATGTATTTTCTTCGTGGGCGTCTGGCGCTAATTTAAATACAGGTAGAAAAAGATTATGTGGAGCAGGAACATATACTACAGCTTTAGCCATTGGTGGAGAAGCTTCTCCTGGAAATGCTGGTAATACAGAATCTTACAATGGTTCAACATGGACAGAATTAAACGATTTAAATACTGTAAGAAAAGGACATAATGGTGGTGGTACATCCACATCAGCTATAGTTGCAGGTGGTAATGCTCCTCCTGGCGACGTAGCGGTAGCTGAAGAATGGAATGGATCTTCTTGGACTGAAGTTGCAGATTTAAGCACTGCTCGTAGAGAATTAGGAGGAGCTGCAACAAATGCAGAAGCTGCTTTAGTTTTTGGAGGTCAAGCTGCTCCAGGTTCAATATCAGCAGCAAATGAAAATTGGAATGGGTCAAGCTGGACAGAGGTAGGAGATTTAAATACAGCCAGACAACAAATGGCAGTTAGTGGAGGAACTGAAACATCAACTTTATGTGCAGGTGGAATTGTACCACCATCGAGTAGACAATCTAAAAATGAATCTTGGAATGGATCAGCTTGGACAGAAACAGGAGATTTAAATCAAGCAAGATATAGATTTGGAGGTTCTGGTTCTAGCAATACAGCTTTTTTAGTTTTTGCAGGAGACGCTCCTCCAGGATCAGCAACTAATAACACAGAAGAATGGAATGGTTCAGCATGGACAGAAGTTGCAAATGTATCAGGTCCACAAAGCGCAAACGCAGGAGCGGGAAATTCATCAACAAATGCATTATCTTTTGGTGGTGACTCTCCAACAACTAGAACAGATGAATGGGCTTCAAACATGGCACAAGGTGCATGGTCAAGTGGAACAAATTTAAATACAGGAAGAGGAGCTTTAGGTGGAACTGGATCTGCACCTCAAACATCAAGTTTAGTTTTTGGAGGATTTACAACACCCCCTTTAACAAGATATGCAAACACAGAGTCTTGGAATGGAAGCTCTTGGACTGAAGTAGCAGATTTAAATGCTGCAAGAAATTACATAGGAGGAGCAGGAGCTTCAAACACAGCAGCTTTAGCTTTTGGTGGTAGTACATCACCACCTACTAGAGTAGGAAACACAGAAAATTGGGGAGGATCCTCTTGGACTGAAGTGGCTGATTTAAATACCGCAAGAAATGTTGGTGCAAGTGTAGGTGCTTCAAATACAGCTGCATTAACGGCAGGTGGATATTCAACTACTTATGTTGCAATTAATGAAACTTGGAATGGGTCTTCTTGGACTGAAGCGGGAGATTTAAATACTGCTAGAACCCTTAATGCTGGTTTTGGAACATCTACTGCAGCTTTAGTTTTTGGTGGTGAGACTCCTCCACGAACGGGTGCTACAGAAACATGGAACGGATCAGCGTGGACAGAATTAAACGATTTAAGCACAGTTAGAGATAGTTTATCAGGTGCAGGTGAATATACCTCTGGTATAGCTTTTGCTGGCTTAACTCCTAGCGCTACAGGAAAAACAGAAACTTGGAATGGTAGTGTTTGGTTTGAAACATCAGACATGAGTTCTTCTAGATCTGAGTTAACTGGAAACGGAACAAGCACTTCAGCACTGGCTATAGCGGGCACGCCAAATAGTGCGGCAGTAGAGGACTGGAGTGGATCAAGTAATACAACTAAAACGGTAAGCACGGATTAATTATGTCAACTTATAAAGAGATACGCGGAACACATATAACAACAGTAACATCAGACCCACCTGCTCCTGTTAATGGACAGATGTGGTATAACTCAACAGATAGAGTTGTAAAAGGTGTTAAAAAAACTTTAGTTGGATCTTGGGCTAGTGGTGGAACTTTAAATACATCACCAGGTAGATTTCAACTTGGAGGAGCTGGAATTCAAACTGCAGCTCTAGCTTTTGGAGGAGGAACTCAATGGCCTGGAGTAGGTGTAACCGGTAACACGGAAACTTACAATGGGAGTTCTTGGAGTGAAGTTAATGATTTAAATACTTCAAGAAGAAATTTAACTGGTTTAGGAACACAAACTGCAGCTTTAGGGTTTGGAGGAGGACCACCTGCAAAAGACATAAACGAATCATGGAACGGAAGTTCTTGGACAGAAGTTGCAGATTTAAATACTGCTAAAGATAATAATCCTGGAGGAACAGGAACTCAAACCGCAGGTATTGCTTTTGGTGGAGAAGGAGCTCCTGGAGCAGTAACCGCAACTTGTGAAACTTGGAATGGTAGCGCTTGGACAGAGGTAGGAGATTTAAATAACGCAAGAATGACTGTGGCAGCAGCAGGGACTTCAACATCAGCTTTAGCTTTTGGTGGAGCGCCAAGTCCTCTTGGAGCTTATACAGAATCTTGGAATGGATCAGCGTGGACAGAAGTATCTGATTTAAATACTGGTAGTAGAGAAGGACCAGGTGGTTTTGGAGCTAGTAATACTTCTGCTCTTTGTGCAGGTGCATCGCCAGGAGGAAATACAGAAGAATGGGATGGGTCTTCATGGACAGAAGTAGCGGATATAAGCACAGCTGTTTCTAATACAGCACCAACACAATCTGGAACAACATCTCTTGGTGCAATATTTGGTGGATTTACTGGACCAGGTATAAATCCTCAAAGAACAACAGAAGAATGGACTGGACCAACATCTACAACAGTAACATTTACAACTTCTTAATACTTGTAATAATTTTTAAATAAAGTATATAAGAAAGAATAGAAGGATATAAAGATATGAAAAAAGATGTAAGAGAAGTAATACAAGGTGAAGAACCTCATTTAAATAATTTATTAACACAAGAAGATCTGTCTTCGTTTAAAGGTATGGTAGACGAGCTTCGAGACACATGGACCAAGAAACAAATGTTTCGAACAGAAACAGAAGCAAGGTTTTCTGTGTTACAAGATAATAGATACCCAACTAAAGCCTCAAAGTATTGGCAGTGTGTTAGGGAACAATCTACATACTTAGATAACTTAATGACTTTATCATTTGATTATAGAAGAAACGAAGCAAGGATTAAATGGTTAGAAGGTAAAATAGAAAAAGAAGAAGACGAATATAAAAGAACTAAATACGAAATAGATTTAGATGAAGCTAGATTTGGTAAAGCATCTATGGAAAAAGTTGCAAAACATAGAATGCGTGAAATTAAAATGTGGTCTAAATTAAAAAAAGAATTCAATGATGGATCGTTTAATGACAAGGATGTTAATCAACATCAACTAGAGTCTTATGGTCTGCAATACCATGAAAAAGCTAAACACTTAAATGCAAACTCATCAGAAGCAGAAATATTTAATGTAATGGGTCAACTACAATCATTGCAAAGAATTAAAAAGTCAGGTGAATTAGAAAGTAGTTACCAAGAGAAAGAGCAGATCACACAAGATGAAAAACCCAAAGTTTGATTTTATATTTTTAGGTCAATCTGTTTTAAAATATCAAGTGCCACTAGATGTTTTTATAACTATTAATAATATTTATGACGTTAATAAAAACATATTAGACAAAGCTAATAAACAATTAGTTGGTAAGATAGAAGATGAGCATTCGTTATTCTATCATGGTGCTGATCAAACAAAGATGAAAAATCATAACAGATTACCAAGAGTAGTTACAAATTATTTTATGGAAATGTTTAAACATTATTTAACTTTTAATAAAATAAAAGATTACGATTTACATCTTAATTCCATTTGGGTTAATGAAATGAAACAGCACGAGTATAATCCAGCACATATTCATAGAGGTATGTTATTTACAGGTCTATCTTCTGTTATGATTTTAAAATTACCATCAACATTTGGTAGAGAGTACTCAGCAAGCGACGTTAAACAAAACGGTAGATTACAAATCTTGGGTGCAGCTAACGGTCAGTTTGCTAAAATAGATTATCAACCACCAATGAACCTAAGAGATTTTTATATATTTCCATATGACATGAGACACTGTGTTTATCCTTTTAATGGAACAGATGAAGTAAGACGAACACTCGCTGCAAACTGTGATGTTAAATTTGATCCAATAAAAAACAGGGGTGCAATATGATTACTGAACCAAAATGGAGAGCTTTTATTGTTGAAACAAATAATCCTGTATTTACACCTGAACAGTGTCAGATGATTATTAATTCAGGAAGATCTGAACCAAGAAACGATGCGTATGTTGGAAATGAAAAAGGAACTAGAAGCGGAGTCTATGACACTAAAACAAGAACCTCACATATTAGTTGGATACCATTTAAAAAAATGAAAGCAATGTATGAAAAATTAGAACAAGTAATGAAAACTACAAATGCAAATCATTTTGGTTTTGATGGGATGTGTATAAATGAACAAGCTCAATATACAGAATATCCAGAAGGAGGGTTTTATGATTGGCACATGGATAGTGAAGTTAATATGCAACATGAACCACCAGTTAGAAAAATATCTATGACTCTTTTATTATCTCCAGAAAATGAATTTGAAGGTGGAGATTTAGAACTACTTAAAGAAGGTAAAGTTGCAAAAATAAAACAAGGTCATGCAATATTTTTTGCATCTTTTTTAAGACATCGAATTACACCAGTCATACGAGGAAATAGAAAATCATTAGTTATGTGGTTTGGAGGCCCTCCATTTAAATGATTAAAGCTGCATATTTTCCAACTATTATATACGCTAAGGATGTTAATTTAGATAACAGACTTTTTGAAAAAGAAGTTTTAAATTGGGCTAGTAAAGATAAAGGCATACAAAGAACTAATGTAAAAGGTTGGCATAGTACAACTGATATGCATAAGATACCGGTGTTCAAACCTTTAGTAGATGAGTTGTTTAAAATGCAGAATGAAATATTTAAAGAAGAATGGTTAGAAAGCGAACCAATTATTGGAAATATGTGGGCTAACGTAAATCCGCCAGGTGGATCTAATAGACCACACTTACATCCTAACAGTCATTTTAGTGGAGTGTATTATATTAAAGCACCACAAAACTCGGGTCAAATTGTTTTTAACGAACCTAGATCAACGGCACATATGGTTATGCCAAGAAGAAAACAAGGAGAACCCCCATCTCATTTATGGAGAGAGGTTCGTGTAGATCCATTAGAGGGCAGAATAATTATATTTCCTGCCTGGCTTTGGCATAGTGTTGAACCAAACGAAAGCAATGATATAAGAATATCTGTAAGTTTTAATTTTATACAGGCAGGTTTTAATGTTTAAATATCAAGTAATCAAAAATGCGGTATCCTTTGAACTAGCTAATTTTATATTTAATTATTTTTTACTTAAAAGAGATTCTGTTGAATTTATGTATAAAAATAATATTATATATGACACAGGCATGTTTGGGACATGGACCGATAAACAAGTTCCTAATACATACTCTCATTATGCAGATATGGTAATGGAAACATTAATGATGAAAGTATTGCCTAGAATGCAACAAGAAACAAAATTACAATTAATCCCTACTTATTCTTACGCTAGATTATATAAAAAAGGCGATATATTAAAAAGACATAAAGACAGGCCTTCTTGCGAAATATCTACTACAATAAATCTTGGTGGAGACCCCTGGCCTATATTTATCGACGATACGGGGTCTGACAACGTCATAGATGAGTATAAAAACATACATAAGCCCAATGCACCCAAAGGTACAAAAGTCTTGCTTGAAGTAGGCGATATGCTAGTATATAGTGGCTGTGAACTCGAACATTGGCGAGAGCCTTTTGACGGGAACATTTGTGGCCAAGTATTCTTGCATTATAATCATGTAAATGGCCCATTTGCTGATAAGAACAAATTCGATGGAAGACCAAAGCTAGGTCTACCATCTTTTGTAAAATAGTATTATAATGGAGTCGTATGCTACAAAAATTAGGGTTTTTACCAGGTTTCAACAAACAAATTACAGAAACTACAGCTGAAGCACAATGGGTTGGTGGCGACAATGTAAGGTTTCGTTATGGCACGCCAGAAAAAATAGGTGGCTGGTCTCAATTAGGGGAAAATAAATTAACAGGTGCTGCAAGAGCATTGTTTCATTTAGTTAATAAATCTGGAACTAAATATTCTATTATAGGAACAAACAGAATTTTATACGCATACTCGGGTGGTGTATTTTATGACATACACCCAATCAAATCTACGAACACTCTTACAAGTGCTTTTACCACGACTAACGGATCAGCCGTTGTTACAATAACTTTTAGCGGTGCACATGGTATAGGAGAAAAAGACATTGTTCTTTTAGATAATTTTTCTACTATAACTGATTCTAATTATAGTGCATCTGATTTTGATGATAATAAATTTATGGTAACAAGTGTGCCATCGTCAACGACAATTACAATTACAATGTCATCAAACGAATCGGGATCTGGTGCAACAACATCAGGTGGTATTAGAGTTAGACATTATTATCCTGTTGGACCAGCAGAACAATTACCGGGATTAGGCTGGGGACTTGGTCAATGGAGTGGTACTGTATCAGGAGAAGCAACAACAACTTTAACTAGTGGTATTTCAGATTCGGCTACAACTGGAATCACTTTAACGGATGCCTCTCAGTTTCCAACTACAGGTACAAACTTTGTTCAAATAGGCACAGAAGAAATATCTTACACAGGTATTACGTCAGGTGTTTTATCTGGTGTAACTAGAGGTGTAAGAAATACAACAGCCGCTGCTCACAACGGTGGTGACACAGTTACAAATAGTTCTGATTATGTTGCATGGGGACAAGCTGCATCAGGCGACGTAGTGATAGACCCAGGTATGTGGAGCATTGATGGTTTTGGAACTAAAGTAATTGCACTCATACATAACGCGCAAGTATTTGAATGGGATGCAGATGCAACAAATGCAACTAATAACAGAGCAACAATTATATCTGGTGCACCAACTGCATCAAGAGATATGTTAGTATCTACACCGGATCGTCACTTAGTATTTTTTGGAACGGAAACAACAATCGGAGATACATCAACACAAGATGAAATGTTTATTAGATTTTCAGATCAAGAAGATATAAATACATACACACCAACAGCAACCAACACAGCAGGTACACAAAGACTTTCTGATGGATCTAAAATTGTAGGAGCTGTTAGAGGTAGAGATGCA